ACCGTGCTTGAAGTGGGTCAATCACCCATGTTGGTTGCTGACATAAACGTTTCGACCTACTACACACAAACGACATAAAAGGAGATAACGTGCCAACAACGATCATCACGGGTCGCGATTTAACACTGACGATCGCGACCGTTAACTACGACGCACAGGCGACCAGTGCGACACTTGCGAATTCACCAACGGTGGAAACGTACCAAACACTTGACGGCAAGGCTTACAAGCACATTGACGATCAGTGGACATTCGACGTTTCAATGCTTGCTGACTGGGGCGCGTCAGGTTCATTGTGCGAAGCATTATGGACGGCTTGCGAATCAGCACCAAACACAACATTGGCGGTTTCATTGACTGCGGTTTCAGGTGCAGTTTTTGCATTCAACGTCATGCCAGTATTCCCAGCAGTCGGCGGGGCAGCACCTGACGCGCAGACCGTTGACCTATCATTCGTGGTAGTGGGAACACCTACTGAAACATTCAGTTAAAAACTAACAATCGGGAGAAAAAATGAAGTTACCAATAACAATTGAATACAACAACGGCGACCAAATCACCTACACGGCTGCACCGCCTGAGTGGGTGAAATGGGAGAAGCAATCGGGTTTCACCATTGCGCAGGCGCAAGAGAAGATCGGAATTTCAGACCTGATTTTTCTTGCTTATCACGCAATGAAACGCGAAGCAGCTGGGAAGCCAGTCAAGCCAATCGAAGCATGGACGGAAACCATTTCCGAAGTGATCGTTGGTGAAGCGAACCCAAAAGCCACCCAGTCGGAAGCCTAAGTCGAATCGTTTGGGAAGTAGCCCTGGCAACGGGGCTACCGCCCAGCGAATTTGAAAGTGCCGAAGACATTTTGACGGTCATTGAGATTTTGGAAAGGCGGGCAAATGGCAACTGAAGCAATCAGTTATGACAAAGCGGAATTGCGCGCCATTGTCCGATCATTCAAAGCAATGGACGAAGAAGCAACCCAACAGGCAAAAGAAGCGACGAGCGAATTGGCGACATGGGTTCGTGGCAAAATTGTTGACGCGGCAGGTCGTACAAATAACCGCCTGGACAATCGCGTCGCCGAAGGTTCAAAGGTTTCAAAATCATCAAAAATTGGTGAAATCAGTTTTGGTTTTGCAGGGCAAAAACTAAGTGGCGGGGGTACAACCCAGCAACTATGGGGCGGTGCTGAATTCGGTTCAAATCGCTTAAAGCAATTTCCAGTGTGGTCAGGTCGCGAAGGTCGAGGGTCACGCGGTTGGTTTATTTATCCAACACTTCGAAGCGTGCAACCTGAGATCGTCAAAAAATGGGAAGAATCGTTTTCAACAATAGTTAAGAGGTTTGACTAATGGCTGGCAGTCGCACCCTCAAACTTTCAATTTTGGGCGACGTTGACAATCTCAACAAATCGCTCAAAACGGCGTCAAACGACGTAGATTCATTTGGCGACAAGATCGGCAAAGCAGGCAAAATGATAGGCGCAGCGTTTGCCGCTGCCGCTGCCGCTGCTGGGGCTTACGCAATCAAAATCGGCGTTGAAGGTGTCAAAGCAGCGATCGAAGACGAAAAGGCACAAACACAATTGGCATTGGCGTTGGAAAACGCTACGGGCGCAACAACTGCACAAATTGCCGCGACTGAAAAATCAATTCTTCAAATGTCATTGGCAACGGGTGTTGCTGACGATCAATTGCGCCCAGCATTGGGTCGTTTGGTTCGATCAACTGGCGACATAACCCAGGCGCAAGATTTATTGACCACCGCCCTGGACGTGGCGACGGCAACAGGCAAACCGCTTGAAACAGTCGCCAACGCGTTGGGCAAGGCGTACGACGGCAACACTGCTGCGTTGGGCAAATTAGGCATTGGACTTTCAGCTGCTGAATTGAAAACAATGTCATTCACCGACGTTCAAGGCAGACTTACAGATTTATTTGGTGGGGCTGCTGCACGCAATGCCGACACCTACGCGGGACGAATTGCACGAATGCAAGTGGCGTTCGACGAAGCAAAGGAAACAATCGGTTTTGCGTTGTTGCCAATTCTTGAAAAAGTCATCAACTTTATCAATCAAAACGCGTTGCCAGCAATCAATGCATTTTCGGGAGCATTCAGCCTAGACGGCAACGGGCTTGGTGGAATCATCACCAATGTTGGCAAAACGATCAGCAATGTTTTCACGCCAATCATCAATGGTTTGGTAAAAGCGTTTGGTTATGTTCGCGACGCTATTGGCGATAATTTGGAAACCTTCAAAACATTTGGTTCGTACGTTGCGACCTATCTTGCACCGGTGATCGGCACGGTTTTGGGCGGGGCATTGCAGGTTGCGGGCAAAATTGCAGGTGGTGTCATTGACGTCATTGCGGGCGTTGTCAAGATTTTGAACGGTTTGATTTCGGGCGCGGTCGCTGGAATTAACGCTCTAATTTCTGCGTATAACGCAATTCCATTTTTGCCAAATGTTTCAAAAATTTCAACACCAACGGTCAGTGTGCCAACAATTAAGACACCAACCGTTTCAACTTCCGTTCCGTCAATTCCAAGCATTTCAGCACTTTCAGGGGGCGGGGCAACGACCACGTCAAGCGGTGGCGGCGTTTCAACAGCTGCAAAGGTTGCTGCAAGCAATTTCAATCCTGGTTCATTCCGCATGGCTGAAGCGCGGGATAGCGGCACAACGATCAACCTGACCGTGACTGGCGCATTTGATAAGGAAGGTACTGCCCGCACAATTGTTGAAACCTTAAATGACAGTTACTATCGCGGAACGGGTGGCGCAGGCGCGCTTCAGGCAATCTAACATGACGCAATGGTCACCAATTTGGAATGTTGAAATTGACGGTGTGGATTACACCGACGCAGTTTTGGCAAACCTGACTATTCGCAGCGGTCGAACAAACATTTATGAGCAGGCGCAGGCTGGTTATTGCAACATTCAATTGATCGACGTCAATCAGACAACAATCCCAATCAACATCAATTCCACAATTGGAATCGAAGTGCAGGATACTTCAGGCACATTTATCCCAATCTTCGGCGGCAGCGTCGTTGACATTGGGCTTGAAGTCCGTGACGTGGGTTCGACCATGTTCACACAAACTTATTCGATCACCGCATTGGGCGCATTGGCACGTTTACCAAAAGCGTTGACCGACGGCGTTCTTTCAAAGGATTTTGACGGAAATCAGATTTACACGATACTTTCAGACTTATTGCTTGAAACATGGGCTGAAGTGCCTGGGGCATTGTCGTGGGCAAATTATGATCCAACGGCGACATGGGCAACGGCTGGCAACATTGGTTTGGGCGAAATCGACCAACCAGGTGACTACGAATTGGCAGCACGATCAAGCAGCCGAACCGACGTTTATTCATTGGTTTCAGCATTGGCAACTTCAGGGCTTGGATACATTTTCGAAGACGCATTTGGTCGGATTTCATACGCCAGTTCCACACACCGCAGCCAGTACCTGTCCGCCAATGGCTATGTCCAAATTACCGCCAATCAAGCCCGTGCAGCTGGTTTGCGCGTTGAAACCCGTGCGGGCGACGTACGCAACAACCTAACAATCAAATACGGGGCGACCAGCAACGCAGAGGTAAGCGCAAGCGACGCAACCTCAATTCTTACTTACGGCACACTTTCGCAAATCATCACAACGACATTGCACAATTCAACTGACGCAACCGATCAGGCTGATTTTTATTTGGCACTTCGTAAAGACCCACAACCTATTTTCAAAGAAATCACATACGACTTGACCAACCCTGAAGTGGACAATGCAGACCGTGACGCATTGATCGAAGTTTTTATGGGCATGCCCGTGGCAATCAATGACCTACCAAGCAACATGGGTTCGATCTTTCAGGGCTTCGTCGAGGGTTGGTCATTTCAGGCAGGTTACAACCGACTTTCGGTTTCATTGTTGGTTTCGCCAGTGGCGTATTCATTGCAGGCATTGCAATGGGACGAAATCGCAAACACATTTACTTGGTCAAGCGTGTCGCCAACGCTTGACTGGGAACGTGCAACAATTATCACCTAAGAAGGAGAAAACATGGCAAACCCTACGAGCGCGTTTGGCTGGCAAATGCCAACTTCGACTGATTTGGTCACAGACCTTCCAGCCGATTTTGAAACATTTGGTCAAGCCGTTGACACTTCACTTGCGGATTTAAAAGGTGGCACGTCAGGTCAGATTCTTTCAAAAGCATCAAATACTGACATGGACTTTACCTGGATAACAAATGACGTTGGTGACATCACTGCGGTCACGGCTGGCACTGGTATCACAGGCGGTGGCACATCAGGCGCAGTCACGATCACAAACGACATGGCAACAACAATCACAACAAATGGTGATTTAATTTATGGCACAGGTTCAGGCACTTACACACGACGCGGCATTGGTTCAACGGGTCAGGTGCTTACCGTTTCGGGCGGTGTACCAACATGGGCAACACCAGCGGGCGGCGGTGGAAAAGTTTTGCAGGTCGTCAGCATGAGTTATTCAACAGAAACAGACAATAGCAGTGGAACGACTTATGCTGACAGTGGTTTGACGTTAAACATCACCCCAACCGCTTCAACTAGCAAAATTCTTGCATTTGCAACAACGTTGACTGCAAAAAATGCGGTTGCAACAACTGCGGCGGTTGACATCAAATTGGTCAGAAATAGCACAACACTGACTGCAACAACACAATTGAATTATACGGGAACAGCCTTGTATCAAATAACACAATGGTCAATGACTTATTTGGATTCACCCGCGACGACGTCTTCAACCACTTATAAGGTTCAGTTCAAGTTGACGAATGGAGCAGGCGGTAATCAAATTTCAAGAGTGCAGGCAGACGGGTCAACTGGAACAATCACGCTAATGGAAATAGGTGCATAAAATGGCTAAAGGTTT